TCTTCTAACTGGGAAAAAGCTGATACTGATGGTGCTGGTTATATTGGATCAGATATGACAGAAAGTTCTGGTATATTTACTTTTCCATCAACAGGAATTTATTTAATACATTTTCAAGCAAGTATAGAAGGTGCTGCTACTCAATATAATAACGTAATAATATCAACAACAACAAACAATTCTAGTTATAGTTCTGCTTCTGAAGGATATGTTTATCTAAATGCTAGTAATCAATATTCCAGTACAGTAGTTTCTTTTATTTTTGATGTTACTGATACGTCAACTCATAAAGTTAAATTTGTAACTTTTCCTCAAGATGCCAGTACAACATTAATGGGAGATTCTGGTAATCATAGAACTGGTGCAACATTTATTAGATTAGGAGATACATAAAATGAATAATCAAGATTGGTTAAATTTAGCTTTATCAAAAATACACTCTGGTCAATGGTTTGGTTGGAAAAAAGATTGGACAGGTTCTCACAGAATGTCTTATGAAAATATTATTGTTCATGACAGTTCAATTACAAAACCTACTGAAGCAGAAATAAATGCAAAAATACAAGAACTTAAAAATGCAGACACACAAAAAGCAAATGATAAAATATCTGCGCACAACAAATTAAAAGCATTGGGATTAACTGATGCAGAAATAGAGGCATTGTAATATGGCAAACGGAACATTAAAAGTATCGAATATACAAACGAGCAGTGGATCAGGGACTATTACTATTGGTCAATCTGGAGAGACTATTTCTGTACCTAGTGGTGCAACAATAAACTTATCCAGCGCTACACAAACAGGAGTAGGAGATTGTGTTTTAATATCAACTACGACTATGAGTGGGACAGCAACTAGCGTTAATATAACAAGTGGTATAGATTCAACTTATACTATTTACAGATTATATTACGTAAATGTTAGCGCAGAAGGAGCTGGAAACACTATATTTATGAAGATATCTAGCGACGGTGGTTCTTCTTTTGCTGGAAGTGGCTACATTCATACAGGGTTTGAAGCAAATTACACAGGATCTGGTTCATCTAGTTCTGTTCAAGGTGCAAATAATTTTGTTCAACTTGGAAATAATATTGCTAACTACAACGATAATACCACAGAGGGATCTTGTGGATATGTTGAATTCTATACACCTAACGTAAGTAGGAAACCTGTTTTTACAGGGCTATCGGCACAATATTCTGATGATGGTGATGCGGATGCTTATTATTGGGGCGGTCATTATTCAACGGCTACAACAATTAATGCAATACAAATCGGTGGTTCTAATAATTTACATGGAACTTTAAAACTATATGGATATAAATAAATGAAAAAGTTAATAGTATCAAAAGAAAACCCTAATGGAATTTTAATGGATTTAACTTCAGAGGAAATTTCTATAAGAGAAAAAGATTTGGAACATATTAAAGAAATAAAAGATGCAAGAGAAAAAATAAAAACAGATAAAACATCTGGAAAAACTAAACTAAAAAACCTTGGTTTAACAGATGATGAGATTAAAGCATTAGTAGGATAAATTATGACAAGTATATTAAAAGCAGATAACATACAAGACGCAGACGGTAATAACATTATAAACGAAAGTGGTAATACGATTACTATTGGCGCGAGTGGGGATACAATAACTATTCCGTCAGGTGCAACTATTTCTAATTCTGGAACAGCATCGGGTTTTGGAAAAATTTTACAGGTGGTCACAGCAACAGATAATACTCAAAGATCAACAACTTCAACAAGTTTTGTAACAGCATCAAATACTTTATCAGTTGATATAACTCCATCTGCAACTTCATCAAAAGTTTTTATTACTACTCAATTTACAAGTGGAGCAAGTGCTGACGATCAACTTGGTTATTTTACAATTTATAGAGATTCAACAAATTTAGGAGATTCAACAAATGGGATAGTTCGTTTTGCTAGTTATATTGGTGCTGATAATTATTCTCCTATTGCTATGAGTATTTTAGATTCACCATCATCCACATCTCAATTAACATATCAAGTTTATATGAAAGTTAGTGCTGGTACAAGTTATATTAATTATGGAGCTGGAAAAGTATCAATAACAGCATTTGAGGTAGCAGGATAATGAAAAATAAAATTATAGAAGCAGTTTTAAAAATTAAACCTGATGCACAGCTTAGTGTAAGTGGAGAAGATATTAATAGTATTGTTTGGGAACATGGAGAAACTCCAATTTCTAAAGCTGATATAGAAGCTCAAATTCCTATTGTAGTAAAAGAAATGGAAGATGCAATTACTAAAAAAACAACCGACAAAGCTTCAGCTGATGCAAAATTAAAAGCTTTAGGATTAACAGACGACGAAATAGAGGCATTTAGAGGATAATGGCAATAAGTAAAGTAGGATTAACAACAGCAGTAACAGGAACATTGCCTGTAGCTAATGGCGGAACAAATTTAACATCTGGATTTGAAAACGGCGGTCTAGTTCATATAAATACACAAACTGTATCTACTGCAGTAAGTTATATAAATTTTGATAATCAACTTTCATCTACTTATGACACTTATATTATTTATTTTCAAAAACTTGGCCATAATAATGCTGGAACTGGGTTTTTAAAAGCACAACTTGGAACTGGTTCTACACCTACTTATGACACAGGAGATGTTTATCAATATGGGTTTATTTATTTAGATGCTGAAAGTGATGGTACAAATACAGTTGCAGGAAGTAGTCAATACACTTCTGGAACTGGGTTTATTAAAATGGGTTTAAGCAGTAGATCATCTGAGCATAATGGCTCAATTATTTTAACTGGAATGAATGAAACTGGAGCTTGGATGAAAGGTATTGAATCTACAGTATTTGCCCATGATCAATATGAAAATACTTTTGAAATGGCTAAAGGTACAGCAGTATATAACAATAGTAGTGCAGCAACATCAATAAGATTCTTTTTTAGTGCTGGGTCAATAGATTCTGGTGTAATGACTTTATATGGAGTATCAAAAACATAATGAAAAAATTAATTAATGGACAAATCGTAGACATGACAGCAGAAGAAATTTCTGCAAGACAGGCTGAAGAGAAAGAATGGAATGATGGGGCTTTTGATAGAGCTATGGAAAACTTTAGATTAAAAAGAAATTTTTTATTAACTCAATCAGACTGGACAGTTTTACCAGATTCACCAATAGCCGACAAAACAGCGTGGCAAAATTATAGAACAGAATTAAGAGATTTAACAAACGGATTAACAACAGTTGAACAAGTAGATGCTGTTACATGGCCTACTAAACCAGGAGCATAATAGATGCTCGGCCTAACTTCTATATCCGGTGCTCCATTATCGACATCATTCTTTAACCCGAACGTTACTGTTAATGTAACAGCTAATGCATTAACTCTTGCAATTGGAAGTTCATCTGCACTAGCGGGAGCATTTGTACAACCAACCGGCAGTCCTTTAACACTTGGTTTTGGATCATTAACTATTGCTGCAGCAGCAAATGTTACACCTACTCCTACACCATTAACTTTAGGTTTAGGCACGATTACAGTATCAGCAGCAGCTAATACAAGTGTTACTGGAAACCAATTGACCATTGGCACAGGAAGTGTTACAATAACCGCAGCTGCGAATGTAAGTCCTACAGGCGTGCCTATGACTCTTACTGTCAATGATCCTGGTATCATTACATGGCAACCTATAGACCCAGGCGCATCACAAACATGGGTTAATATAGACCCTTATTAGGAGAATTATGGCATCAAGTTTTTCAACAAATTCAAAATTAGAGCTTATAGCTACAGGTGAAAAAGCAGGACTTTGGGGTACAATTACTAATACAAACCTACAAATTCTAGAACAACTAGCTACAGGTTATTTATCATCAGCACAATTAGCTTCTGGAGATTTAACTCTAGCACTTGATAATGGTGCAACATCAAACGGTAAAAATATATACATTAAATTAACTGGTACATTAGGTGCAAACAGAAATGTAACCATACCTGATGGCTCTGAAAGAATTATTATTTTTGAAGATGCAACAACAAGAGGTACATCTGCACTATACACAATCACAGTTAAAACTGTATCAGGGACCGGGGTTGTATTACCTATTGGATCTAAATCATTAGTATATTCTGACGGGACAAATGTTAGTCTTGGTATTCGTAACAAAGGATATGTAACCCTAAACTCTTCAACAATCACTGCATATACTGCAGTAGATGGTGATCAAATATTTGCAAACACGACAGCTAACCCAATTACGGTAACTTTACCTGCATCACCAGCAGTGGGATCAGAGGTTACGTTTATTGATGCAAGAGGAACTTTTAACTCTAACAACTTGATTGTTAACAGAAACAGTCAACCAATAAATACAGGTACATCAAACCTGACACTAACCACTAACGGTCAAGCTTTTACATTAGTGTATGTGGATGCAACAAGGGGCTGGGCTTACAAAACTAACACGGCATAGGGAGCAGGGACCATGGCCCTTATTGAATATAATTTCTTACCTGGCATCGATAAGCAAAATACGTCTGCAGGAGCTGAAAATCGTTGGATAGATTCTGATAACGTAAGGTTTAGATACAATCTTCCTGAAAAAGTTGGAGGTTGGTCCTCTTTAGTATCAGACAGTATTGTTGGTGTTGCTAGAAAACAACACGCATTTGTTGATTTAAATGGAAACAGATATGTTGCTCTTGGAACAGATAAATTTTTATTATTATATTTTGAAGGACAATTGTTTGACATAACACCTTTAAAAGCTACATTAAGTTCTTCTACAATTGCAACAGATGGCACAACTGCTGTCTGTACAATAACAACTTCTACATCACATAACTTAGAACCTGGAGATATTGTTTTATTTGATAGTGTAACATTACCAGGTGGTACAGGTTATTCTGCATCAGACTTTGAAGATAAACTATTTCAAGTAACAACAGTTCCAACACCTACAACTTTTACAGTTACACAAACAACAGTTTCTACAGGGTCTGCATCTGGTGGAAGTATTGCAGTCAAGCCTTATGAGAAAGTGGGTCCAGCCGCACAATCTTATGGTTATGGTTTTGGTATATCACAATGGAACGGATCAGTTCCTGGGGCTGCAACATCTAATTTAGATGGAGCGTTGTTAAATGACACCGCTGGTACAGGTGGATCGGGAACTTCAATTACATTAGATGCAACGACAAACTTTAGTTCATCAGGAAGAATATTAGTTGAAAACGAATTAATTTCATACGCAGGTGTATCGTCACCAAACTTAACAACAATTACAAGAGAAGTTGATGGGACAAGTAAGGCAGCTCATGCTGATGGCACATCAGTTGTAGACGCTACAAATTTTTCTGATTGGGGTGAAGCAGTTCTTGCATCAGAAGTAACTCTTGAACCAGGTCTTTGGAGTTTAGATAACTTTGGTCAAGTGTTAATTGCAACTATTGCAAATGGTAAAACATTTACATGGAACGCTGGAGCAGCAACACCGTTGACTACAAGAGCTTCTACATCTACATCTAGTTTTTCTACAGCAAATAATCCAACAGCTTCTAGGCTAACATTAATATCGCCAACAACCAGACACTTATGTCACTTTGGAACTGAAACAACGATTGGAACTACGACAACACAAGACGATATGTTTATAAGATTTTTC